GCGTGCCGCTATGTTCAACTCGCCTGCCAGCGCCACCTCGACGACCTCGCGAAGTCGAAGCGCAAGGATTATCCGTACCGCTTCGACCCTGCCGTAGCCGCTCGCGTCTGCCGCATCGCCGAACTCCTCCCCCACACTAAGGGCAAGTGGGCTATCACCCGCCCCGGCAACCCGAAATCCAACCTGATCCGCCTGGAGCCCTGGCAGATATTTATCCGGTGCGCTGTCTTCGGATGGCTCCGGAAGTCGGACGGCAAGCGCCGGTTTCGGGTGGCTTACATTGAGGTGCCGCGGAAGAACGGGAAGAGCCAGGACGCGGCAACGGTGGGGCTCACCATGCTGGCGGCCGATGGCGAGTACGGGGCCGAGGTCTACAGCGGTGCGACCACCGAGAAGCAGGCATGGGAGGTGTTCCGCCCGGCGAAGCTCATGGCGGAGCGGACTCCGGACTTCCAAGAGGCGTTCGGCGTCACGGTCAACGCAAGCAATCTGCACGTCATTAGCAACGGCTCCAGGTTCGAGCCGATCATCGGTAAGCCCGGAGACGGCGCCTCGCCGTCGTGTGCAATCGTCGATGAATATCATGAGCACGAGGATGACGGCCTGTACGACACCATGCTGACCGGCATGGGCGCCCGTGAGCAGCCGCTCATGTACGTGATCACGACGGCGGGCGAGAACACTGCGGGCCCGTGCTTCGCCCTCCGGACCGACGTGGTGAACGTACTGGAGGGTACTCTTGAGAACGATGAGCTATTCGGCGTCATCTACACGATTGACGAGGGTGACGACTGGACCAGCGAGGAGGCGCTCCGGAAAGCCAACCCGAACTATGACGTGTCAGTTTCTGGCGAGTTTCTCCGCGCCCGCCAGCAGGAGGCGATCACGAGCGCCCGGAAGCAAGGGACGTTCAAAACGAAGCACCTCAACCTCTGGGTGACGGCGCGGGCGGCGTGGATGAATATGGAGGCGTGGAACCGCCTGGCAGACGAGTCGCTGCACCCTGACCAGTTCCAGGGGGAACAATGCTTTGTCGGTCTGGACCTCTCCAGCAAGATCGACCTCTCCAGCAAGGTCAAGGTTTTCCGCCGTAACATCGACGGCGAAGACCACTTCTACGCCCTCGGCCGCCACTACACCCCAGAGGATCGTGTGCAGGAGCCGGAGAACCGCCACTACCAGGGGTGGGTACACAAGGGCAACCTGACCGCCACCGACGGGGCGATGATCGACTTCGAGGTGATCGAGGGCGACATCATGGACGACGATGAGGCGCACGGGATCGCCATGCTCGGCTATGACCCCTGGGGTGCCACCGACCTTGCCATGCGGCTCCAGGCGCAGGGCGTGGAGGTGGTCGAGATCCCGCAGCGGGTGCAATACCTCTCCGAGCCGATGAAGTGGCTGGAAGGGCTCGTGCTCTCGGGCCGGTTCCACCATGACGGTGATCCTGTGCTCGCATGGGCGATGTCGAATGTCGTGGTCCGGGAGGATGCGGGCGGGAATATCTTCCCCCGGAAGGACCGCAAGGAGAACAAGATCGATCCGGCGGTGGCCCTCATCATGGCGTTATCGCTTGCGCTCCGGGGCGAGGGTGACGAACCCGAGTCCGTCTATGAAGAGCGCGGCGTGCTGGTGTTCTAAGCACTTGCGCCCGCTCACTCGGGGTTGTACTATGTAGGGTAGACAGGAGTACCCAAGCCAAACAGGCCCGGACCCCCATTTGGGGGTGCCGGGCTTTTTGTGTGCCTATGCGCCACGGGAGACGATGAAAGCTCTCGCCGGAAAGCACCTCCGCGACGTGATCGCCCTCGCCGGCTTCGCCTGTGTGGTCGCTGGCGCTTGGCAGGTATACGCGCCCGCCGGGATGATTGCGCTGGGCGCCGGGCTGCTCTGGGTTGCGCGCTCCATGCCGGATGCCGGAGTGGCGTCCGGGGCCACTGAGGAGGGCTGAGGGTGTCGATCTTCGGCCGGCTTCTTTCCGCGCGGGCGATGGCTCAGTCCGGTATCCGGTTCCGCCTCTCCGATGCAGCGGCCGCCGGGTTGCTCCTGGGCGGCGCCACGAAGAGCGGCGCGTGGGTCACGCCCGATACAGCTCTCCGGGCCACGGCGGTCTACGCCTGCGTGCGGGTACTCGCCGAAGATGTCGCCAAACTCCCCCTGATCCTCTACCGGCGGACGGGCAATGGCGGGAAGGAACGCGCCACCGACCATCCCCTCTACCACATCCTGCACGACGAACCCAACCACTGGCAGACGAGCTATGAGTGGCGCGAGGGGAAGCAGGGGCATCTCGGGCTCCGCGGCAATGCCTACTCCCTCATCACCCGATACAAGGATGTAGTGCGGGAGTTGATCCCGCTGCCGTCGCACCAGGTGACGCCGAAGATCGACAACTCCTTCCGGGTCACCTACGAGGTGGTCGGCCTCGGCACCTACAAGCAGGAGGAGATCCTGCACCTCCGGGGCCTCTCCTCAAATGGCCTGACAGGGCTCTCCCCGGTTGGTGTCGCCCGCGAAGCTGTCGGGCTTGCCCTCACCACCGAACAGCACGCCGCTAAGATCTTCAGTAACCGCGCGATGCCGGGCGGGATTCTGGAGCATCCAAAGCAACTCAGCCCGGCGGCGGCCAAGAACCTCAAGGAGTCGGTCGAGCAGGCTACCAGCGGAGACAATGCATACCGCCTACTCCTCCTCGAGGAGGGCGCCAAGTGGGTACGGGCCGGGCTCTCCAATGAGGACGCGCAGTTCATCGAGTCCCGGAAGTACCAGGTTGCGGAGATCGCCCGCCTCTACCGGATGCCGCTCCACAAGATCCAGGAGATGGACAAGGCGACGTTCGGCAACATCGAGCACCAGTCCATCGAGTACGTGATCGACACCCTCCTCTCCTGGCTGGTGCGCTGGGAGCAGCGCCTCAACCGTAGTCTGCTCACGCGCGAGGAGCGCCGCGTCTACTTCTTCGAGTTCTTGCCGGACATGCTGCTCCGCGGCACGACGAAGGAGCGCTACGAGGCGCACCGCATGGCGATCCTGGACGGCTGGAAGACCCGAAACGAGGTCCGCGCGATGGAGAACCTGAACCCGGCCGATGGGCTCGATGAGTTCCTCGAGCCCCTCAACATGGTCCGTGCAAGCGAAAGGGCGGCAGCATGAAACACCGGATCCTGAACATGACCGCACCGAATGGCGGACAGCGGAAGTGGTACGAGATCAAGAACGCCGCGAAGGATGAGGCGAGCATCTACATCTACGACGTGATCGCGTGGTACGGTGTCAACGCCTCCGATTTCGTACGGGACCTAAAGGCCGTCGATGCCAAAACGATCAACGTGCACATCAAAAGTCCCGGCGGCGACGTCTTCGAGGCGTGGGCGATCTACCAGGCGATCCGCTCGCATAAGGCGCGGGTCGTGGTCCACATCGATGGCATGGCCGCCTCTGCGGCAAGCGTGATCGCATTAGCTGGCGACGAGATCCGCATGGGACGTGGTGCTTTCTTCATGATCCACCGGCCCTATGTGATGGCGATCGGCGATGCCGATGGCCTGCGAGAAACAGCGGATGTCCTGCAGAAGGCAGAGGGCGAGATCGAAGCCCTGTACGTGGACAAGTCGAACCTCTCGTTGGAAGAGGTTCGCGCCGCAATGGCCGAGGAGACGTGGTACTCCCCCGCCGAAGCGAAGGCCGCAGGATTCGTGGACATGATCGTGGACGGCAACGACGTGATCGAGAACCGGGCCGGCTCTGAGTTCCTGGCCATGTTCAAGAACGCCCCCGACGCGGTACTCCGGGCGGCGCAGGCGCAGGCGCGGGCGGCGGACAAGCCGGAACCGCCCAAGACCGTCCGGGAGTTCGAGGATCAGCTCCGCGGGATGGGATTCTCGAACGCCGCAGCAAGGTCGATCGCGGAGACAGGATTCAAGGCGTCGGAACCTCGGGATGAGGACGATGCAGTCGTACCCGTACCGGAGCCTCGGGATGAGGACGGCGCGGCAGAAGTGAGCAGCGAGACAATGACGGCGCTCGCGCTACTGAACGCACGCCTCGCCACCCGACGTGTGGCACGGCACAACTGAGGAGATTAAAAGATGGACGAGCAGATTAAGGCGCTAGTCGCCAACTTCACGAAGTTCGAGAGCGACCTCTCCGCGACTCTCGACAAGCAGCAGGCGGAGATCAAGGCGCACGGCGAGGCCTCGACGGCCACCGGCCAGAAGGTCGCGGAGCTGACCAACAAGCTCTCCGAGGTCGGCCAGGAGATCAAGGCGATCCAGGCCCGGGTCCACGAGGTCGAGAACGCCTCGGTCCGGCCAAGCATGGGCGGCGAGCGGGCGCAGAGCCTGGGCCGCCAGTTCGTGGAGTCCGACGCCTACAAGGCGATGCGGGCGGAGAACCGCGCCCGCTCGGAGAGGTTCGAGGTTGACACTATGTTCGCCCTCGACACTGGGACCGGCGGCGCGCTGGTGGTCCCGCACCGCTACGACCAGGTCATCACGCCTCCGCAACGCGACCTCCGGCTGCGCGACGTGCTGGATGTGCAGACGACGACCTCGAACGCGATCGAGTACGTCCAGGAGATACTCTTCACCAACAACGCCGGGCCGGTTGCCGAGAAGGCTGCGATGGGCCAGTCGGACATCGAGCTCGAGCTCAAGTCGGTGAACGTGCAGACGATCGGGCACTTCCTCCCGGCCACCCGCCAGATCCTGGAGGACGCGGCGCAGCTCTCGGCCTACATCGACGGCCGTCTGCTCTACGGGCTCAAGCTGAAGGAGGAGGCTCAGATCCTCTACGGCTCGGGTGTGAGCCCGAACCTGACCGGGATCATGACCAACGCGAACGTCCAGACCTACAAGTGGTCGGATGGGAAGCTGAAGGACACCAAGCTCGACGCGATCCGGCGCGCGATCACGAAGGCGCGTCGTGCGGAGTACCCGGTGGACACCGTCGTCCTCAATCCGACCGACTGGGAGGATATCGAGACGCTGAAGAGCGACGACGGGAAGTACCTCTGGGTGCAGGTTACCGTCGGCGGCGTCATGCAGGTCTGGCGTCTCGCGGTCGTCGAGACCATGGCGATCCAAGAGGGCGAGTTCCTGGTCGGATCGTTCGGGATGGGTGCCACGCTCTGGGACCGGCGGCAGGGCTCGGTCCGAATCGCGGACCAGCATGCGGACTTCGCGGTCAAGAACATGGTGGCGGTGATTGCCGACGAGCGCGCCGCGCTCACCGTGTTCCGCCCGCAGGCGTTTGTGGCCGGCGAGTTCGACGAGGCGCCGAGCGAGCCCAGCGGGGACTAACCACCACTTGGGCGACCGGCGGGGGTGGGCGACTACCCCCGCCACAGGCCATGGAGAGCAATGATGGTCGAGATGATAGCACTACGGACTTTCGCGCACGGCGGCACAGTCGTCCGGCGCGGTGATCCGATCGAGGCAACCAAGTCGGAGGCGGTGGCCTATGCGGCCGGCGAAACCCCGCTCGCGCGGTTGGTGGAGGCCGAAGCCGAGCCTGCCCCGGTACCGAGCGAGGCCCCGGAGCCAGCGGCCCCCAAAGCGCCCGCGCGCCAGCCGCGGAAGCGGAGTTGATCCATGCACCGCGTCGTCACCCCGCCCGCTAACGAGCCGATCAACCTCGATGAGGCCAAGGCTCAATGCCGCGTCGATGGCGACTACGAGGATGCGCTGCTCACGGCGTATATCCAGGCCGCGCGGGAGCACGGCGAGGGGATGGCGGAACGGGCTTTCATAACGCAGACGATAGAGGCTGTGTTTCCGCGATTCCCCTCCCCTGGCTGGCCGGTGATGCTGCCGCGCCCGCCGCTCCTGGCGGTGGAGTCGGTGACGTACACGGACAGCGCAGGCGAGGAGCAGGTGCTCGACCACGCTGCCTACGCTGTGGACACCGTAAGTGAGCCCGGCCGGATCACTCCGGTGGGCTCCTGGCCGGTCAGCACGAACGTTCGAGTTCGCTATACGGCGGGATATGGCGATGAGGCGGAGGATGTGCCGCAGTGCTACCGCCAGGGGATCCGCCTCCTGGTCGGCCACTGGTACGCCAACCGGGAGAGCGTCGTCATCGGTACGATCGCGACCAATGTGCCCCAGGCCGCTGACGCGCTGTTCGGCTACGGCCGTATCTACCGGGTGCCGACATGAGAGCCGGCCGCCTCCGCAGCCGCGCCGTGATCCGGCGGCCGACTGAGACGCGGGGCCCGCTCGGCTCCGTCGAGACGACGTATCCCCAGGTCGGCATGGCCTGGGTGGACGTGCGGGTGCCGCGGCGGATGATCGCGAATTATGGCGCCGGGGAGCTACCCACGGGCACCATGGAGGCGGAGCTCCGCGACCGGATAGATCTGCGGATGCGGGACGTGCTCGAGATCGTGGCGGGGCCTGAGACCGGTACACGGTGGCGGGTGATCTCGCCACCGCACCGGCCGGGGCGCGGGGAGCTTCTGGTGTTGCTCGAGGTCTTCAACGATCCACTCACCGAAGAAGGGACGGGGCTGTGATCCGGGGCTATGTCAGCGGGGAGAAGATCGAGGGCTTCGCCGATGACCTGTACGCGGAACTCGAGCCCGCGATGGAGCGGGCGGTCACTGAGGCGGCCGAGATCCTGGACGCGGCCGTGCACCCGCTCCTGCAGCGCAGGGGTGAGCCAATCGCAGGAGGGCCACCGGCGAAGCTGACCGGCGAGCTCGATGAGGCGATCAAGCCACTGCCGATCAAGAAGCAGAAGCGCGGGATCCGGGGCGGTGTCGGTGTCTGGGTTGAGGATGCGAAGGAGCGCCACGAGATCGCCAAGAAGGCCGCCGCCCTCGAGTACGGCGGCACCGACAAGGAGGGCCGCTATCACCCGCCCTACTCATTCATGCGAGTGGCAGAGGAGAAGGTTCGTGACCAGATCGAGGCACGACTGGAGGCGCTGTGAAGTGGCCATCCGCGATCGCCGCGCTACTCGCACTGGCAGAGGCGGACGCCACGCTCACGACCGCGCTCGGAGGCCCGCACATCTACCGCGCGGGCGAGTTCCGGGAGCCCCGGATCCCGAGCGTACAGTACACGGTGATCGTCTCGACGCTGGGGGAGAATTTCGAGCCGACCCTGACGCAGTGGGACATCTTCGCGGCCGGCATGGGCCAACTCGTGACCGCTGAGGAGCGACTACGGCGGATCTTTCACTGGGTAGGCTGGCGGGAGGTCGGGGGCGTGGCAATGGCCTCGACCTATGAGGCATCGCGGGACCACCCGCCCCCAGAGCCGGGGCGGTGGCACCGCTCAATCGATTTCAGGCACCAGCCCATACGACACAGAGGCTGGTAAGATCGCCGCAACGCCGCGGCATTTCACTGGAGGATACAATGGCAACCGATCTCGAGCTCATCACGCGGAGCCCCGAGGACAAGTGGATCGGGCGCGCGGCGGTCTTCATCGCCGGCACCCTGGCAGGACAGACGTTCATCCCCGGCTACTGGACCGGCGATGCTCCCCTCACCCTCCGGCACCTCTGCGATACCGAGGGCGTAGTCGGCCTCGAGCCGAATGAGAGCCACGTCTATCTCGAGACGCCGGAGCTGACTGGCGCAGGCAAGCACAAGGGCTTCACCGAGGGCGAGGACCCCCGGGTCACGCTCCCTGCGTTCAACGGTGACCCCGCGCTCGCCGCTATCATGAGCGGGACGGGCAATGCCGGCGCGGGCTACTCTCGCCGCCAGCCGGTTAAGGAGCACACGCTGGTCATCATCCCGGAGGAGCTGCTCTTCAACCCCGCCACCGGGAAGTACGGGAAGCTGAGCTACACCGGTGCCGCATGGCAGCTGGACGGCACGCCCCTCACTCCAGCTCAGGAGCGGCTCCGTGGTCAGATCCGATGGGCCTGGCGCGGCCACTTCATTAAGCCCTCTGTCGAGTTCCAGCACGACAATGCCGGGAAGGCGGTGGGGACTGCCCAGTTCCAGACGATGCTCGACCTCACCAAGCCCGAAGGTCACATGCTGTACTCAGTAGGTGATCTGGCGGACACTGGGATCGACATCAATCCCGGCGCCGGATGATCATCTTCGAGCACCCGGACCCGAGGCCGGTGAACCGGATCCAGCACGCATTGCGGGATCCGGCCCCGGCCGTGGCCAACATCGGCCCGGCGCTGGAGGCCTGGACGCCCCGACCGCTCTACTTCCGGGGGCGGAAGATCCTGCCCCGTCCCGTCGAGTGGGATGATGGGGTCGCGCTGCTGAAGGCTGCGGCGGGCCTTGAGGAGTGGGCGAAGTCGGACGACGGATTCGAGGAGCTCCGCGCGCGCTACGGCCGGGTCGTGGAGCTCTGCTGGACCTGCGCCCGGCCGCGCTGGGTGCCGCGCTGGGTGCAGCGGCGCCGGCGCAACCCCTTCCGCCGCGCCACGGAGGCGGAGATCAAGGAGCTACTCCATTTTTTCGGGCGGTGCCGGACGATCTCCCTCGTCGGGCACCGGTCCTAAAGGGGGAGCCGCCGCCCACCGATTTCGCGGAACTGGTCTGCGTATTCGCGGAGGCGTATCCGGGCTGGCTCCGGCGCGATGGGAAGCCGATATCCTGGCGGCTCTTCGTTTACGGGCTGGACGTTCGGAGCCGCCAGCGGGCGCGGGACGCGCTTATGCTCGCGAGCGCAGTAGGACTGCCCTACACCAAGCAGCAGGATGCTACCGACTGGCTGCAGACGCAGCGCATAATGGCAGGGTGGTGACGTGGCCGAGAAGAAAGGGTTTATCCGCGAAATAATCCTCCGCCTGAACCGCGATGCGGCACGCCAGATGGAGGAGGATACGCAGGACGCGCTCGAGGCGGCGGGCAAGTCGGGTGCGGCCGCGCTCGAAGAGGCGATGCAGGCCGGCGGCAACAAGGCCGCGCGCGCGCTCACCAAATCGCTCTCCGACGCCTACAACAACACCATCGCCGAGGCGCGGGTCAAGCTCTCGAAGGGGCTGATCGACGACGCCACCTTTGCCCGCATCCGCCACCAGGCCACTGAGACCTTCGATCGCGGCCTGGTCAAGGGGATGGAGCGACTGCAGGCCGAGGGCAAACTCACCGATAATCAGTTCACACGCCTCGCCGCGCGGTTGAAGGGCATCGGCAAGGAGGGGCCGAAGGAGATCGGCCGCGTCGAGGCCGCGCTCGGCAAGGTCAAGGCGGTGGCGCTGTCGGTGGGCACCGCGATCGCCGCAGTCTTCGCGCTCCGCACCCTGAAGCGGTGGGGCGAAAGCGCGATCCAGGCCGCGCTCGATGCCGAAACCTCGGCGCGGCGGCTGCTCGCCACCTGGCGCGCGAACGCCGGCGCGGTGGGCAAGACCTTCGAGGACCTGCAGCGCTTCTCAAAGGAGGTGCAGAGCACGACGCTATTCTCGGCCGACGAGATCGAGCTCGCGATGGCGCAGCTCCTCAGCTACAAGAGCATCGCCGGCGAGACCTTCGAGCGCACGATCCGCTTGGGGTCCGATATGGCGAGCGTGTTCGGCGGCCTGGAGCGGTCCACCGAGGCGCTCGCCCGGGCGCTCGATGACCCGATCCGCGGGCTCGGCCAGCTACGGAAGGCGGGCTTCACTTTCGAGGATTCGGTCCTCTCCCAGGTCACTGCACTGACCGAGCAGAACCGCACCCTGGAGGCGCAGTCTGTCCTCCTCACCGCGCTCGAGGCCGAGGTCGGCGGGGTCGCGCGCGAGATGAAGACCGGCTGGGTCGGCGCGCTGGACGCGGCGAAGAAGGGCTGGCTCGGGGTCCGGGAGGCGATCGGCGAGGCGCTCCTCGAGGCGGGCGGCGGCACGTCGACCATCGAAACCCTGACCGGCACGCTCAAGGGGCTGGAGACCTGGGTGCGGAGCAACTCCTCGCAGCTCTCCACCCTGACCGGTCGGCTACTCGATGCGGCGGCCGCAGCGGCCGGATTCGTCGAGACGGTCATGGACATGATCGACCCGGCCGGGCAGACCGCCCGGATCCATACCGCCGGCCTGCTCCGCCTGGACCTCGACACCGAGGGCTGGCAGCGGGAGGCGGACAAGGTCGGAGTCGAGATCGAGCGCCTGACGGCGGAGGCCGCCCGCCTGGAGATCGAGCTGCAGGCGGCGGCCAAGGGGGGCATGGACACCCTCTTCGGCTTCGGTGCCGCGAAGCGAGCGAAGGAGTCGAACCAGCGGATCCGGGACCTCCGGGGGGAGATCCAGGGGATACAGGTCGACATCGAGGGGCTGGGGCGCGTGCAGGAGTACGCGCTTCGGCGCGGCCAGGCGCAGGTCAAGACCACCAAGCAACTCGCGGCTGAGGAGGCCGCGCGCCGGAAGGCGGAGGAGGAGGCGCAGGAGCGGCTCCGGCTCGAAACCGAAAAGCAGATACAGGAGCGGATCCGGGCGCAGTCTCAGGAGATCGCCCACATCCGCACCGCCCACGGCCTCCGGATCCTGACCACCGCCGAGATGGCGCGCGCGCTCGACCTGGAGCGG